CGGGTGGTTTAACCGCTGGTTATATCCACATGAAGGCTAAATTAAATAACGAAGGAACCCTAACAACTAGCGCATATGCTAAACCTGCCGCATTGGTAATGATTTTAGTGTATTTTATAGTATCGAATGGAATAGGTAAGCGTGAAACCATTTCAACAGACCCGTTTTGAATAACTTAAAGAATATCTACGTATCGTGTATATAATGACCTCGGTTACCGCCTTTAACGACATGATGGGCCAGTTCCTCACTGAACTCTACAAAACCTTCCCAGAAGAGAAGAGTATCAAGAAATACATCGCAGCCTTCGAACTCATGCGATCCGCTAACGGAAAGCTTGTTGTGGAAGGGTTTATGAATGGCGTTTCTCCTCATGTCGGAAAAGTAAATGCCCGCGACGAATCGTTTTTCCTCGAAAATGCGGATAGTATTGAATTTCTCCGCGACATGAACATTAAGGCCTGCTGGCCCAATGCGTCCGAATCCACCAAGGCTGCCATTTGGCAGTACCTTCAAACTCTATACATGCTAGGTACGACTATAACCTCAATCCCCCCCGAAACTCTCAGTATGATTGAAAATGTAGCGAAGCAGTGCGCTGATAAGCTTCAGACCGATGGTGAAGAATTGGACGAAGCCCAGATCATGGCTTCTATGCAGGGTCTACTTGGGAATATGTTGAAAAAATAAAAGTTTTATATATAAATGGTATCCGTCTTTAACGATCCAAAACAATTAGTACGTCAAGATAAAATTACGGAATTTTGGCCAGTAAACACACAATCCTCAGCAGACCGGGTTAACGCGAGTGTCAGGTTTATAATTTATGCCACGTGCATATTATACCTCATTCGCCGCGATATTCGAGTATTTGTCCTCGGTGCTACTGGTGTTGGTGTTTTATACGCGATGGAACAAAATAACATGATTAAACATGGTTCCGCGCGTGCGGCTAATGGAAATCCTGGATGCCAACTCCCTACCGCCGATAACCCCATGGCAAACGTTTTACTGTCCGATTATGATGGTCGCCCCGATCGCCCTTCCGCTTGTGATGTAGATAGTGTTTCTTCGGAAATAGATAAATATTTAACCGGTGATCTTCAATACGGTCCCCAGAAATCTCGTTCCCCTTGGCCAGATCGTCAAAGGAACGCTCTCGCGAGGCAGTTTGTAACTTCTCCAGTATCCGGAATACCAGGCGATCAGACCGCATATGCCGAATTCTTATATGGTAAGAAGGGTGCCCCTATGTGTAAGACTGACGGATTATTCTGCGATCCCAACGCTCGCGGCGTTCAATTGGAAGCTTTTGGGGGTATAGATACTAATGAAGGTGCTAGGGGTGGTGGTGGTTATGGTAATTTTGGTAGCGGTGGTTCGCGAAGGACTGGTCCATCGTCTCCGGGTGGTATGTAATAAAACCACCCATTTAGGTAGATAATATTCTCGTGTAATAATAAATGGCGTACCAACTCCAACCAGGATTAAGTCTTGTCCAGAATCCAGCACACCCTCCCGTGTGTGCGACCGATGAAGTTTTTGTTTACCCTCAGCCCAGTACACTTAACTATGGATCCGGCCGCCCAAATACCATGTTATACGGAACCGCTCCTTATATGGCCGGTAAAGGTTCCCCAGCCCAATTCATAGAAACGAGTGATCAATTACGTCCTCAATCCACCTCTACATTTAATACATCTATAGCTAAAACATACGAAAATCAATATTTCCCCATTCAAAATGTCGAATGCAAGTTGCCTCTTCGAACCAGGACTTATGAGCCCGCCAGTACTCGTGCGATGACTCAGAATGTTGTGTTCAATCAGAGATATGCTAAATAAAAAATATCGACAACAATTAAGAATGGCGGACCCAGTATCTATAGCTGCTATAGCTGGATTAGCTTATTTAGGAAAGCGATTAAGCGAGCAACCCGAAAAAACCATGCCACCCGCGACTGAGCCCATACAACCCATACAGGATATGGTTGCTCCAGCGATTATGGATAATTCCTCAACCCGTACACCACAGCGCAAACTCGAACATCCCACATTCGGAGACATAGCTCCTCAATATAGGACCAGTGGAAGTGAAGTTTTAGAAATGCGTGATCGCATGTTTGACACAGGCCGAATGAATAATCTTTCCCCAGTGGAAAAACAACTCGTAGGCCCCGGTTTAGGCGTGGGTCCCGAAGTTCCATCTTTCGGCGGACATCAACAGCTCTTTCGTGTAAACCCAGAAAACGTCGGTGCGTATCGTTTAACTACCCTGCCCGGTAGGAGTGGTCCAGCGCATGATATATCAGGTGGTCGTCGCGGTGTCATGGGTGAAATAGGCAATAATAGGCCCGAGACTACCGCTATGCTGACCGGTCGTCGCCCCCCAGTTGGTGGACGGGCGCAGGGTATGTCGGGCGTCGTCGTACGTTCCGAACATGAACATACTAAGCGACCTACTAACCGTTCCGAGACTGGATCCAGAACCGACGGTCTCGGTTTCCGTGGAGCTAAGCGTCTCGTATCCGAACTCACATCTTCCCAGGATCCCACCAGGAATAAGAAGGATGGTAATATCGAACAATACGCGTACAACAATAATCCCGCACCCAATATTCACAAATACGCACACGGCTACCTCACCTCACCCGCCTCCAAAATTGGCGAAAAGCGTACGTACGCAGCACCTCATACCGTCGAGGAACTTCAAAAGTATGGGTTCCGCCCCGACGATCGCAGAGGCAAGGCGAATCGTGCCGGTAATGCTGGTCGCATGAACGTGCGCTCCGGGCCCCTCAATCAGGGTGGTTTACCTACCGCTGCGAGAACAGACACTACTCGTATAGACGGGCGTGTCAATGGTGTCAACGGTGGATGGACACAGCAATACACCAACGATTCTTATCACCAATTAAACACATACAAGGGAAATCAGAATCCATTGGCATCGGGTGCCAGTCTCAACATAGCCAAAAATCAAATGCAAAAGAACCCTTTATCTCAACAATACTTTTAAATAATATAGATTGTAAAATAACACCCATTAAAATATTATCCATATATTTTAATGAGCGTATACACGTTAGATATAGATAGTAGTGAACGAGATCCCGTATCGTATCCGAATCCAGGAGACTACGTTGTCGAATTACGTCATCCTATTTATGATGTTAAGAAATTGTCTATAGTTTCTGCACGTATTCACGCGAGTCAATTACTCGTTAATGATAATAACAATACGTTTTCTATTAATAATACTAATACTATAATTACACTTGATAATGGAAATTATAGCGGAAGAACTTTAGCTACTGAATTGGATACTAAATTAACTGGTATAACTGTCGCGTATGATAAAGATAAAAATGATATAACATTTACTGGTTCTTCTGAGTTTACGTTTAATTTTTACGGTGGCACAAATGGGTATCACTCTAGTGTTGCCGTGGATGGAAAAACAACACCGCACGATATTTTAGGTCTCCCCGCGAGTAACGTGACATCCACGAATAACACTCTCACCACCGGAAGTGTTAATTTACAGGGCCCAGATGCCCTCATCATAAAAATCAGCAACGGCGCTGACGAATTGAATAAAACTGTATATTCCGATACACCCTTTTATACAGGGAGAATCCTTATGTGTGGTGACGTTATTAACTATTCGGGTTCTGATGATGCGGTAGAGCATAATTTTGACACGGGTACACAAAACATATCAAAATTACGTATACAATTCTTCTACAGTAGTAATAATCGTTTAATCCCGTACAATTTTAGAAACGCTAACCATATATTAAAACTGAATATCGAATGTAGTACAGACAAATTATATACGACACCTAAGGTCGTTAAAGATTTCTCTTTACCACCACCTGTGCGCATCCCTGAAATGGAAGATCCGGATAGGTGGAAAGGGTATGTATACATTTTCCTGATAGTATTTGTCGGTTTAGCGTTCATTTTGCTCACTCGACCTAAAAAAATTAGCGGGTGATGGCAAATACGGGAGAAGCGGGCTTCTTGACGCGAGTGGATAAGCGGGAGATGAGCATGAATACAAGGACAGAGAGGAGAGTGGTGAACAGCGCGGTGAGAGCGTAGTTAAGACCACCATTCTTCTGGACGCGTACGATCTGGTGAATACCCCATCGAACGAGATCCATCCAAGAAAGGGCAGCCGCGAAGGAGAAACCCGCAACAACGGCATTGAGAGACTGAGTCTCGAGCTCACGGGAGATGGAAGCGAGTACCTCGGAAGCGGCAGGGTTAGACATTTTATAATAGGTTAAGATTTTATTCTGGTAATAACTCTTCAACAAAGACTAATTTTTTGTATTTTTCTTTCCTGTACCCCTTGATTTTTTCATCTCCATCTTCTTCCTCATCATCAGAATCTTCTTCGTCTGAGAGACTCGATTCTGATGAGTTGTCTACCGTTTTAAATGATTTATAATTTGTATCGGTCCATCCCTCTGGTAATTCAGAGGTGCTCATTACTATCAATAGCATTTTTTATCATCTTCTCTGACGGATTAGTCGGCTTCCATGATTCCCACGCATCATACGCATCGTTTATAGCGAGCATGTTCACATCACTCCCTGAATAAGGCTCGAATTGAATATCCTCTTCCACTTCATCTACGACTTCGATTTCTTCATCATCCGATTCCTCCTCGTCGTAAATGTCTGGAAAATAGGAACCTATCTTATTACCGACCGTGTTCATGGCACAATATTTCATACAATATTCCATATCCTTTCCCAGTATAGTATCCCTACCACACGCTTTAGCGTATTGTCCTGAGAGAACCACGGAGTGTTCTAATACAGGTGTTATAATCTCAATTGCCGATTTTTCCAGAGTTGAAGCGAAGTTTTGCGACTCCATCTTTAAATTCTAATATGTTATTGCTTAGCGCATAAACTCTAAGCTCTCTATTTTCTGACAAAGCGTTCAAGTCAAATTTGAAATTTTGGTTTTTGATCATACTGAAATTTCTTTGACCTGTGGGGTACCATCTTTCTGGTTCTAATGCGAAACTGTAGGAGTAAAATCGTCTAAATAATTGCGTCCGGGAATGATGAATACCACTCTGAACAGCTCGAAGGTTTATAAATTTACCCGTCTTTTCATTCAACACGACTTCACCATCCAATGTCATCTCCAAACTTTGTAAATTTTCGTAGGAAATATAATCATTGTTTAAAATTTGACTCGGGTGATCATAATCAAACGGATTCGATACACTCGTTCTCTGTATAACGAAAAATAATTCTTTGACTGGATTTATAAATTCGGTTCTATGTTTAAAAGGGTTTGTATTGGCCGGAATCGTATCCCTGCTCACTTGGAGTTGTGTTATGATATGATTCACTTCTTCTGATTGGTATTTTATCCGTTCCGGGTCTCCGAGTTGTACCATTTCTGTCTGGAGAGACATTGAGTTTATACCCACATCATATATACCTGAAGAAATTAGATTTATAGTTCCTTTCATAACCGAGTGTGATGTACAATAATACTCCAACGTATTGGGTGCATCGAGTGGAACTGTAAAAGTTGCGGGATCTGTGGCCGAACTTAAACCATTCGCGTATGATGTTCCACCCGTTTCTCTCAACGCGAAAGGATGCCCAGATTTATTGTATGTAAAATTATACGTGTTCCCTTTTATCAATGTAAGCGTGGGGTGGGTAGCACCGTCTATTATATATGCCATCCCACCACTCTCAACAACAACATTGAATGTTGTATTATTGGGTGAAGCGCTCACCGGTAAATCGGTTATACACTTTTCTCGGGTGTTTAATTTAATTTCTATTTCACATTCTTGCCGGGTAAGTGCGCATAAAGGGATAGACAATTCTGGATTATTATAAAAATAAAAAGGTATGTCTACTATACATTTTCGGGGAGTAGTTGCGGTTCCCAAATATCCTTGTATTTTTGTATCACTCACATTTGTTCCCGAAAGTTCGTCTGGACATTTACCTATTAATTTGGACAAATTCGTTTGTTTCGTCTGAGTTATGTAGTTTTCGGAGTGTATCTGGAGCCAATCTGCTGGTATTCTCTGAATAACCTGACCTCCTATGATCAAATCTATATATTCAATCAACGCATGACCTATAGATTCTATGTATGTATACGTAGTACCAAACGTGAGAGGTGGAAGTTCGAACTGAACACTAACGTTTTTTATGAGATCACCACAATTGTTAGGAATCGTACATCTTAAAGTACTTCCATATTCTAGGTTTCCATCTAATTCATGGTTTACTTCATATTTCGCGAAGTTTGTATGTTTCCTGAAATTTTTTACGAAGTGCGTGTACTCTGGATCGTCTGTGAAGAATATATCCTGAGTACCCTTCGTGGCGAGTTGTAATCGTCCCGCCATTCCTAATACTATACGTTAAAATTTTAAGCCCGCTAAACCACTTTCTACGTGAAGTACATTGTAATTTTGGGCGTAAATAGATAGGTTAGTTTTTGATAGTGACGAGACATCTTCCAATTCAACATCTATCTTTTTGTGTATTATACGACTCATGTTTAATTGTCCCGTGGGGTAATACATCTCGGGTTGAAGAGAAAAGGAGTACATATAAAATTCATACACGGGACTCGGGCACCCTGTATGATGACGAAGTGATTGTTCGTATGCCAGATATTGCCCACTTTGATCAAATATGGTTTCACCATTACAATCAAATTTTATATTCTTTATCGATCTATAATCGGAACGTTTACCTGATAAGATTATGTTAATGGTTTGATCTGTATTGCTAGCTTCAGTCAAAGAGTACACACGCACCCGACCGGTCGAAATGCCATTGCCGTCGTTGAAAGGAGTGCCGATCGCCACGCGCGTGCCGTCTGAGGACATAGATAGCGAGTATCCGGACAAGTCGTCCAAAGCCTCGCCGTCTATATCTGACCCTACCTGCTCCCACGCAGGAGTGACGCTGTTGTAGACGTACACCCGAACGTGGCCGGCGTCATCGCCGGTGCTAGGGTCGTTGTAGGGAGAGCCTATCGCCAAATGTGTGCCATCCGATGATAGAGATACCGACCACCCGGAGTTGTCGGCCGCAGCCTCGCCGTCGATATCTTGGCCCACCTGGCTCCAAGATACATTGTTCCAATCATACACACGCACGTGGCCGGCGTTATTACCGGTGCTAGGGTCGTTGTAGGGAGCGCCGATCGCCACCCGCGTACCGTCTCCTGATATAGATACTGACCACCCGGACAAGTCGTCTCGCGCCTCGCCATCGATATCGCCACCCAACTGGCTCCACGCCCCGCTGCTCTCTGAGTACACACGCACATGGCCGATGTCGACGCCGGCACCATTATTGGTGGGGTTGTTAATATATGCACCGATCGCCACCCGCGTGCCATCCGATGATAGAGATACTGATCGCCCGGACCGGTCTCCATAACCCTCGCCGTCGATATCATTTCCAATTTTATTCCAACCATAAGTAGCATCGTATTCATAGACCCGCACGTGGCCGGCGTTGGAGGCGGTGCCGTCGTTAAACAAAGCGCCGATCGCCACCCGCGTGCCGTCTGAGGACATAGATACCGAGTACCCAGACTGGTCGCCCACAGCCTCGCCATCAATATCGCCACCCACCTGGCTCCAAGATACATTGTCCCATTCGTACACGCGCACATGACCGACTCTGTCGCCGGCAGCAGTATTGGTGGGGTTATTAAATGGTGCACCGATCGCAACGCGCGTGCCGTCAGAGGATATAGACACTGAAGTGCCAAAGTAGTCTTCCGCACTCTCGCCGTCAATATCTGCGCCAAGCTGGCTCCAAGATACATTGTCCCATTCGTACACCCGAACCTTACCGGTCCCGCCGGTGATGCCGCCGCCCTGGGGGGGCATTATGGCGCCGATCGCCATGCGCGTGCCGTCTGAGGACATAGATACCGAGTACCCAGACTGGTCATACGCAGCCTCCCCGTCGATGTCTTGACCTAATTTTGTTATCTGAAACGTATTTGTACCAGGAATTGTTGTAGATAAGGGTGTTAAAGCTTGATCATTTGTTGTAGTATCCATGAGACGATTTTCAAACACCACACATGTGTATACCACAACTTTTCCATCTTGACTTGTAGCCAAACTAGAACCTGCAACTATAACATTTCCATCACTCGACATGGATACAACTCTCCCCATTTTATCACCCGCCCCTCCCCCAATATTCGAAAATACTTGATTCCAAGTTCCATCGGTTTCTTCGTACACTTTCACAACACCTCTATCATCACTCTCATACTTTGGGCCACCGGCCATAACACGTTTACCGTTAGATGATAATGATACACTAAACCCAAATTCATCACCAGAACCTTCACCGTCTAAATCAATTCCAATTTTATTCCAAGTACCACCCGAATATTCGTAAATACGGACATGTCCTCGATTGCTAGCATGTACATATGCTCCTACGGCGACGCGATTTCCATTTGAAGAGATTGAAACTGCATGTCCGAATCTATCACCATTACTTTCTCCCGAAATTTGACCCAAGGATGACCACGAACCTTCAGATTCTGTATAAATTTTTACATAACCATTACCATTCTGGTATTGATCAGCACCTACAGCTAATCGTGTACCATCAGAATTCAGAGAAACAGACGAACCAAAATATTCATTGGTACTCGCACCTGCTAACTGAACTAATAATGTTTGAGAATCTATATCATAAACACGAGCATATCCAGTGTTTGTAGTATCACTTAACGCACCAGACGCAACACGTTTACCATCCGATGATATAGAAATTGTTTTCCCGAATTGATCACCTGAAACTCCACTCGCTTCAAATATTTTGTTCCAAGACGCGTTCGAGTATTCATAAACCTTTATCGTTTCGGTACCATAAGCTGCACCCACGGCTACTCGCATACCATCCGAAGATATAGAGATAGATTGTCCAAACCTCTCGTTAGTTGCACCAG